TGTTCAGGACGCTTGCCTTCTGATTCGTTCACAATGATTCGCATGAGCTTGCTCATGTCTATCCACATCATTTCAAATGTTTCCGGATCACGCACAAACACCTGATCGCCGTACTTGATACAGTTACGGAACAGTTTGAAAATGCGCTGATCCAGCTTGTTGATCTTGCACCACTGCTGCAACTGCTTCTTGATAATTTCTACTTCGTGGTCTGTGGGTTTGTCGTTGTACTTGATCTCAAACGGTGTGCCGTTTTGCTCGTTCATCTGTGTGGAAAATTCAGCAATGATGTCTAAACAGGCATTGATCTCCGAATCCATGTCCATGTTTTCGTACTGATTGTAGCGTTCAATACGATTGGGATGGCCTGAGTACACTTCAGGCAGTCTGCTGGCATAGTTGCGAAACACAAAGTCAGCCTGTGCGCCACTGTTGGTTCCGTCGTTGCGAGAATAGTCCGGTAACCCAAATTGGTTTTTTCCCGAAATTGGGCTCATGGTACCCGATGTGTCAGCTACCTTGAAATATTTGCGCCACGATTGTTTTGTTTCTGCCATAGTGTATTATTTACCGTGATCATGCTTGCGCACGTAGTATCTTGGACTGTATATCTACAGAATTATTTTGTGCTCTTACCATTTGTTCCATCATACTAACTATTTCACGATTGCTAGCCGCTATATCCTCAAACATCTTTACAAAATTTCCGCTGTTGTTGTTTAGTGGTATAACTGCTTCGGTTCCGTGCATGGTAGCAGGGTAACCAGATGTTGGACCCGAAAATACGCCACCTTCAGCTGCGGATACTGTGTTCTCAGCCAAAGATGCATACCCTTGTGCCTTTGCCAATTGCATTCCTAAATGCGATTTAGGATCATTAAATTCTGATGCTTTATGACCCAATCCTGCTACAGTATTCAATACATATTTCAACGCAGCATCTTGATCTGTCATTGAATTCAAATCTTTTAATGCTTTTTCTTTGCCGCGGGTAGCAAACATATATCCAACTGCTGCTTGTGAGGCTGTTTTGAAATCTGACGCAACAGAGTCTGGATCTGCTTCTAAATTTTTTCCAATTAGGTTACCTACATTTTTATATACTTCTCTACCGGTTAGTTGAATTAGTCCGCGACCTCTATATTTGTAGCCATCTCCTGCTTCTTTATTAGTGCCTAACCCGCCGTATACCATATCAAAAAATGCTTCATCGCCTTTTGCCCAGGCTGATTTTAAATAGTCAGCAGGAACACCATCTTCAAATCCTAATTTTTTGGCTACTCTTCCCCATACTTCTTTTTGCCCGCCTTTGCCATCAGGAACCATGCGCTTGCCCTTAAGCTGAGGGAATACGCTATGAATGTATTCTATCCCCCTACCTGCTAGTGTTTTCAAGTATGCTCCTGCACCAGCTTCTTTACTATTTGGATCTAAATTTGATTCTTTAGCTGAAGTCATTACTAACGCTCTCAATGCTATTGGGTTAGTAATTCCTAATCCTATAGCAGCATCTGCAAATTCTTTTGCACGTCCTGTCAACTCATTTTCTTTTCCTTTTCCTTTTCCTTTTCCAGATGCACTTGTAGGGATATCTAAAGGAGGTCTGACAGGAGCAGGTGCTGGGCCCGGAAGAGGTGCTGCTGCTGCAGGTGGTGCTGCCGCAGGTACTGCTGCTGGTGCAGGTGCTGCTGCTGGTGCAGGTGCTGCTGCTGGTTTTTTTGCAGGTGGTGCTGCCGCAGGTACTGCTGCTGCTGCTGCCGGCGCTGCTGCAGGTGCTGCTGCTGCAGGTGCTGCTGCTGCTGGTGCCGCAGGTGCCACTGTTTTTTGTTGTGCTGTTTTTGGTGTTCCGTCAGGATTCCAGCCTCTGCCGTATCTACTGTCCCAAATTTGTGCCTTCATTGGATCTGACGGTCTTGGTGGCACGGATTGATTCGCACTTGCTGGTATTGCTTCTGATTCTCTAGTGACGCCTTTTACAGCTTTTGCCTGCTGGGTAGTAGTTGCCGCTGATGAAGCCAACAATGTACCTTCAGGCGATTTTGCACCACCAGAGCCTAGTTCTTTGCCAGGCCCTCCTTTCAGACCAAGAAACTCTCCCATGGCTCCGGCCAGATATCCAAACACTTTTTTAATCATCCCAAGGAGTTCATTGATTGCGTTGCTCACGTGACCCATGATATCCTCTGAGGTATTCATCATTCCCAAGATCGCACGTTCAGCCGATTCGTTCATTTTTTGCTGTGCTATTATCAGTGACGACATTTTAGTAACCAAGGCATCAGCACCTGCTACTTGTTTGTCTGTCTGCTCCTCAGCTTTTTTCTGTGCTTTTACTAGATCGTTTTGTGCAAAAATTCCCAATTTTAAGGAATCAGCGTAATTGATAAATGTTTCACCAAACACTCCCATCTTGCCAAGTTCGGTCAATTTTGTGGCAGTTTCACCTGCTGCTGATGCTATCACCCCTGTGGCGCCGGCTGCTGTGGTTAGACCTTTGCTGAGTTTGTCTGTTTCTTCTAGAGCCTTGCCCTGGGTTGATAGATACAGTTTCTGAGCAGCATCGGTGGTGATCATACCTGTGGACAAATCACGGAAGCCTTGTGCAGCTTCCTTGCTCACGCTGGCCAGCATGACGTTTGTGAGTTCCAGTTGTTTGGCTTCTTCTGCTCGGCCACTGGCACGCAGTTGCTGAAGTTTGGCTGCAAAACGTTCTTCGCTACGAGCTGCTTCCATGGTATCTTCCATGCCTTTGCGAGTCTCGCCTGTGATCTTGCTCAGTGCATCCATCTCCAAGAGATATTTGTTTGCACCAGCGGCCAGTTGTTTGGTTGTTTGATTTTGACTTTGCCCTATTCTGCTTTGCAGTTTCAAATAGCCCATGGCGCCTGCATTGATCTGCTCTTGAGTCAGTCCTGTGTTCATCAAGCCCATCTTGAATTGATCCATGCCTTTGACAACATTGGCAAAAGACTGGCGACCTTGAAACACTGTTCCTGAAAACAGTGCCAGATCTTTTGCATTTGCTGTGACTAAAGCGGTGTACTGGCCTACGTCATTCAGGGCCAGACCCAGCTTCTTGGCATCTTCAAACAGGCCTGACATGCCGTCAGCTGCTGCTCCCCCAGCTTCAGACAATTCTTGATAGCCTTTGTGCAGCTTGTCGGTCATTTCATTGGCCATCTTGGCAGCTTCAATGGATGCTTTGGTCAGCAGAGTCAGTCCGGCTATGACACCTTTTACGATAATACCGCCTGGTACCAGCAATGCCAATGCTGTGCCTGCGAGAGTTGCTGCGTTGGATAGCTCGTCCAGAGCCCCGTTAGATGCTGACGCACCTCGTTTGCCTTCTGCCATGGCCTTTCCAAACACAATAGCTGCCTTGGCCAACGAAACCACTGCTTCTGCACCTGTTGTGGTGGCCTGGGTAAAATTATTCAGGCCAAATCTGGCCTTCATATTAGCATCTGTTACGTCGTTTTGTGTTTGTTGCGTCAGCTTGCCATACCGCTCCATTTCGGCATTGGCCCGTGCCAGAGCTTCTGCAAATTGTTGTGCTTCAAGAGTTTGATCAGCCATGTTTTGTTTCCATAAGTAAAAACATATTTATAGGTAATTTATGACCCAATCTGCTAACCCTTTACGACAATACTTTCGGCAACCTGCGATCTATTTGCGATTGCCAAGTGGCGGTGCTCACTGGCCCGACGGATCTATTGATATTCCGCCCAACGGCGAGTTGCCGATCTTGCCCATGACAGCCATTGATGAGATCACATATCGCACACCAGATGCCTTGTTCAACGGACAGGCTGTGGTGGATGTGATTCATAGCTGTGTTCCCAACATCAAAAATGCCTGGGCCACACCTTCTCCTGACATCAATGCTCTGCTTACTGCCATCAGGATTGCCAGCTATGGCCATAACCTGGAAATAAATTCCAGCTGTCCAGCATGCACTGCCCAGGCCGAATACGGAATAGATTTACGCACTGTGCTGGATCAACTGAAATCACCAGACTTTACTGTACCCATCATCAGCGGTGATTTGGAAATTAGATTTCATCCAGTGGATTACAAAACTCAAAATGTTGCAAATCAAGCACAGTTTGATCAACAAAAGATGATGCAGATATTGCCAGGCACTGATCTTGACGACAGCCAAAAACTTCTCAAACTGCAAGAAGTATTGATGCGTATCACAGAACTAACTGTTGAAGCCGTCAAGTGGAGCATCAGTAGTATCCGAACTCCGACTGCGTTTGTGACAGAACCAGAATTCTTCAAGGAGTTTTTGACCAACTGCGATCGTGAATTGTTTTCCAAGATTCGCGATCATGTGATTGGTTTGAGAACCGCCACTGACCTAAAACCAATGTCGGTCAAGTGTACCGAATGTGAGCACGAATACCAGCAAACACTGACCTTGGACATGTCAAGTTTTTTCGCGCCCGCCTCCTAACATCCACCGCTGAAGAAATTTCCAGCCTAGTGGATGGTATGGAAAAGGAGGCCGAAAGCATTCGCCAGGAGAGTTTGAAAATGTCATGGTACATGCGCGGCGGAATTTCATATGATCAAGTGTTGGCTCTAAGCGGTAAAGAACGTGTGATGGTCAACGACATCATCAAAGACAACTTGGAAACAACCAAGAAGTCAAAGTTACCTTTCTTCTAATGCTCAACATCACTCAAGTCACTAGAGATATCCTGCACTGGTCAGAAACCTTTGTGGAAGTTCCGCACCCTGCGCTGGGCAACTTCCCCCCATGTCCGTTTGCTAGGTCAGCACGACTCAAACGCACTGTGGGTATATTTGTGGGCAACGATCCCTATCATGATCTTGAAGCTCGCTGTCCACAAGGCATGGGCGAATACGAAGTCATAATCTATGCCTACGACCCCGGTGAATGGACCTACAACTTTTTTCACGGCCGACTGGATGCTGCCAACCGAGACTTTTTGTTAGCAAACGATCTGCTGGTGCTGGAGGATCATCCCGAGGATGTAGAAATGGTCAATGGTATCTGCATGAATCAGGGCCAGTATGCACTCAGCATACTGCAACCTCTAGCCGATCTAAATAGTCGAGCACAAGCCATGGAGAAAAAAGGTTTCTATCATGCCTGGCCCGAACCTTATCTTGAACAGTTGTTTCAGCACAGAACCGACCCAAGGAAATTGTAATGTATAGTGTACACCAGCCCTGGGATCCGTTGCGAGTTTGTGTTGTGGGCAAAAGTTATCCGCCGGAGTTTTATGGTTTTATAACCAATCCACGACTACGCAGCCTGTTTGAGCGCATTGCTACCGAAACAGAACAAGACTTTGAAAATCTCGTGACACTACTTGAAAAATTTCAGGTCAAAGTTGTAAGACCCAATGTGCCCACAGTGCAGCTGGATCGACTGCTGACACAGAATCGTCGCATACCCGGACCTGTCAGCATGATTCCAAGAGACCAGATGATCATGGTCGGATCCGACTTTTTTGTGTTTCCATATGATCGTATCAGCATAAAATCTTCAGGACGAGATTTAATGCCACCTACTAATTGGACCAAAAAAACTTATGACCTGCTCAAAGGTCCGGACTGGCCACAAGAGTTTACGCCGTTTGAACAACTACCGGACTGGATCCAGGAAGAATGCAAAAGCCTGTTACAGTTCAAGTTTGTGCCTGGTGATGATCCTGGAGAAATTGCATCCAAGGTCAGTGAGTTTGAGTGGTGGAGTCCAGTGACTGATCTTGTGAAGTCTGCTGGCAATTCCATGATCGAAAATCAGTATCATGATATTTTGAATCAGATCCCAGCCAACGGCGTCACCTGCATTGGTCGAGATCTGTATTTTGGAGTATCTGGGGATTCGGATCTTGACAAGATCAAACGACTGACTGAACATTTTTTTCCAGACTATCGAAATCACATTGTGACCACAGGTGGACACATTGACGGTTGTTTTACACCTGTCAAACCAGGTCTTATTGTCAGTGTGATGGACATGCCCACATATGCAGATACTTTTCCTGGCTGGGAAGTTGTGTATCTAGCTGGCGAAAGCTGGGGCAAAATCAAACCGTTCCTGGATCTCAAACAAAAAAATCAAGGCAAGTGGTGGATCAAGGGCAGTGAATATGATTCCGAATTGATTGAATATGTGGAAACATGGCTACAAGATTGGGTGGGCTATGTTGAAGAAAGTGTGTTTGATGTGAATATTCTTGTGATTGATCAACAAAATGTAGTGGTCAGTTCCTACAACAAAACAGCATTTGAAGCATTTGAACGCCATGGTGTAACTCCCCACATTTGCAATCTTAGACACCGATACTTCTGGGATGGTGGCATACATTGTGTTACCCTGGACCTGGATCGAGATGGTGTTCAGCAAGATTGGTTTCCGGGACGAAGCACATGAGCTATCAGTTTGCCAGAGTTGATCTTGAAAAAACCAACTATGAAATCACGGTCAAGTGGGAATACCTACACGATCCCGACCCTGCAGAGCTCAATCAGATCTATCGAGACTACTGCAAGTACAAGCACTTTGCCAGTGTGATGCCAATGTTCAACAGTAGATACACTGACCCCATGACCGATGTGATCGGCTACTACGATGCCGACAGTCTGGTGGCGTTTTCGCTGATCCGACGCTACGATGATCACAATGCCTTGTGTGATCAGTTTGCATGGAATTACAATAGACCCAAAATGAGATTGGGCATCAACACACTACAAACAGAGTGTGCCATCTACAAGGCTCGCGGGTTTCGATACCTGTATCTTGAGCAGGCACACCTGTACAAATCCAACATGGACGGATTTGAAATACTAGGACCACTGGAGTAAACACATGGCAGACTTATACACAATTTGGGCCAACAAAGAAGGCGATATCACAGACCTTGACTGGGTCACCGGCATGAAGAGTTTTTTTGATCACTTGATCTCTGAAGGCAAGATGGAGAGCTATAGAATCACACGCTGCAAGATGGGATTTAGATCAATAGCAGACATGCCTGAATGGATGATCATCATGGAGTTCACAGGCATGGCTCAGATGGATTCAGCATTTAAAAGAGTTGCACCCTTAGAAGGTGAACTTGAAGTCAAACACAAAAGCTTCAATCAGTTTGTTGATTGCTCAACGATCCAACACGCTTTGTTTAGGGATTGGCCAGATACCAATCTCTAACGCTTCAAGATACACTTCGTGTATCTATGTGTTTCGCTGTCGCTCACACATTGCTTAGAGCGAAGCTGAATTTAGTATCATCCAGATTATGTGGTCATAATTCACCGTATGCACGGTGAATTGAAAGCATCATCCGAGTGACAGCAGTCATCTACGATAATGAGATTGTAGTTTCCTACACGGAGGCGGTTGACCGGTACCCCCTACTCAAGCTTCACATATCAACGGAACCCTAGTAACCCGATCAAGATCCAAGTCCTATAAGCAGGGGTTGTATCTGTTTCACAGAGCCCCGACCATTTGTTGCCTTAAGTTAGCAATTGCCTTTGACGTCCAAGTCCAGACCGG